CTGTTAATATAGGGAAGGTTGTCAAGTTTCCTGCTCCGTTTACATATTGAAGATTAGTTCCGTTAAATCCTATGTTAATCGTTCCGCTTGTAGTAATGGGTGAGCCTGTGATGTTTAAACTATCTCCGCTTTCAGTAACCGCTACACTCGTAACTGTTCCCGATGCTCCTGATGCCCTTTGCCATATTGAACCACTATAAATAACTTGGTCTCCCACAAAGAATGCTATCGGACCAGCACCAAAGTCAACTGTTCCTGCCACATTACATAAATAAACATCACCTTGATTGAAAGCACCGCCATTAGTTAATGTTGGAGTATTGGTATTTGCATTCCAAGTTCCTTGATATTCCATTACCGAATTAGGTAACTGACTAACTAAAATCTTACCATTGACATCAAGTTGCGGAATACCATTAGCAGCATTTATAGGCAAGGAATTAACTACCCCCGTTGTTCCTGTTAAAACTCCATTTAAATTCCTAACTTTCGCACCTGCTGAAACAACTATTTGATTTGCCATCTTATATTAATTTATAACTAAATTATTGAAATAATGCCCTAATAAACTCCCCACTTTCCAATACCCTTCCAAATGTTAATACCCCTGTCGTACTATTCCATTTCACTTGCTCATCATCTGCCGTTCCTGTCGTTAATATTTGTTGAACATCAATACCACCACGAGAAACATAAAGACAAACCTTGCCTATCATATCGCCATAAGTAATTGTCGTTTCGCCACCTGCTGCAACAGTTCCCTTCGTGTAAACTGCACCTCCAGCAACAATAACAACCCCTTCAGGATTTATTGTCGTTCCTGTTGTAGCATAAGCACCTGTACCCTGTAACGATACACTATACGTTGCTATGTCCTTGTAAGGTGCGTTAATTTGTAAGGATGTTAAATTAGAATCCCCACTAATAACTACCAAACCATCAACTCCGTTATCAATAACAAACTTCACTAAAATTGTAGTCCTTGCTTGTTGTTGCTCTAATAAAAACAAATAGCCATAACCATCCAAAGTTATAAGACCATCACAAGTTACTGTCCAACTTGCCGTATCGTTTTTAAATTCTCTATACCACGCACTCGTTTGGCTTGTTACCTCTTTTTGGTCAACACTTACACTAAATGTGCAATTTGTTGAACACGAAAACGCAATATCCCTTCCACTTGGATAAGCTCCACTTGGTGGTTCGTAATAATATAAAATTATATTGTTGCCCTGTACTTTATCTGCCATATTACAAAGTTAATTAATTAAAAGGTACTCCGTTTACTGTGAATATTGTTTCTATTGTACTTGCAAGTTCCTCATTTGAAATATCTAATAAAGTAGCTTGAGTTTCACATCCTACTATGTCAATAGTCATATTGCCTGTCATATATCTATTATCTTCAATGTTTATTTGTGCTGGGTCAGTATCTAATATCTGCAATAACTTATTCGCAGCAAAATTGCCATTAGTTGTAGTTATTCCAAATAGGTTACAATCAACATTTATTAAGTTCCTTCTATAATTGTTTATGTATTCCTTCATTATTGTTTGGCTTAAACCATCGGTAGGGGTTGTATATGGTCCGTAACGATACCATCCTGTGGCTGATACAAAGTTCCCTGATACTAATTGTTGGATAGTTCCATAAGCCATATTTGCTTGAGTTCTATTAACCCCATCACCGCTATAAATAGGATAACCCAAAGGCAAATCCATTTCTAGTTGATATTGGTTATTTGCATCTATTATTGAAGTAGATGTAATCAATGATAAAGGCGAATCAAATGTCAATCCAAATGAACCAATTTTTACATTAGTAGCACAATTCACAATATCTTGTGTTAGCATATAAGTTATTGCTAAAGTGCCATTTATAGGAATTGGTGGGGTTGTTATTGATACCTCATTTATTTTATCTTCTTCTACTAAAGGAACTTCATAATAATTATCAAATGGTGCTACCGAAGCATCTTGCCAAACGCTATCAACATTTAAATAATAGATTGCAGCACCGCCACCGATACCTGTTATTTGTAATTGTATTTGTCCTCTTACCTTATTAATGCTTTGCTCAAAAAATGTTTGAGTATATGTTAAGGTGTCATTCTCGGTTACATATCCAACAGGATTTGTGTGAACTTCCGTTAAACCTGTAACACCTGTTGATGTTCCTAATGTAATATTAAACCAATCACTAAATTCATAGGGTTTGCTTACTATTGTAACGCTACCGCCTGAACCTTGATTAAATGTTTGCCATAATGTAGGAAATCCACTTGTTAAACTCTTTAGGTTTGGATTTGAAATATAGTTAGGTGAGTAACTAATATCGTATCTATAATTGAAATTGTTATAACCTTTCTTAAATAGCTTCATTTGGCTATTATTAGTAAAGTATAAACCGCTTGTGTTTCCTGTGTATGGTTGTATTTCGCTTAATGTATTGAATGTGCCTGATGTAACCAAAACACCTGCTGGTGTATATTCAGTAAAGTATGTAAAAGCAAAGTATGGAGCAGCAGCAAATTCATTAACCGCTACAATATACCATTTGCCATTAGACTGATAAAGTTTACAACCAAATGACTTTAATATTTTAGTCAAAACAACTAAACAAGTTTCGTATGTTTCATCATCATTTTGAAAGTAAACAGGTCGTAAATAGCTTTGATTAAATGGTTCGTATTGGCTACCATCACCCCTATTTGACATTCCAGCTGCATAATATGAACAAGCAGTTATAAGATTCAATCCTACTGGAAATCCTATTTTAGCCAAACAACTATATAAAAAATATAGTGTGCTTTGTGGGCTTAATTTAGTGTTCCCAGCTACATTAGTTTCGGTAAATGTAAAAGGAATGTAATCTAACATTCCAAGTCCATCAATAGCATTAAAAGCTAATTCCTTTCTGCCTGTGGTAAATGAGTATTGAACCAAATCACTTAAAACCCAACCTTGCCAATAAATACTTCCATCTATTAATAACTTAACTAAATATTTCCTATCGTTTAAAGTTGTAAAGTCAGGCATATTAGCATCATCATCAGTTACATCAATACTGACATTTAACTGACTTGCATAAATAGGTTCGTAAATATCATCACTTCTTGGGATGTATTGTAATTGAATTGCAGTTGCAGGATATTCAATTACCGCAGCAACTACTTCATCAATATACATTTCAACAACCGCAACTTCATTGTTTTTGGTTGCAGCAGTTATTTGGTATTTTAAGTTATATGCCACCTCTTCGTAAATTTAATGATGAATTAGACCTTTGCATTGCTAAAACCAAATCATTGCCTCTTAACACAAAAGAACCTCCAGTCATTCCACCGCCTGAATTAGCACCACTTGTAAATGCACTACTTAATATGCTATCTAATTTAGACAAAGGCATAACGGCTTCGCTTTCACCACCCTCACCTACTATTGCAAATGTTGGTTTGCTTACTATTCCACCCTCTGCCATTGGAGTAAATCCTAATAACTTTCCTAATCCACCTAATAAACCACCTGTTAAATCGCTTGTGCTTCCAACAGGACCGCCCATACCTAATGCACTCATAATACCCTTAAATATTAATGCCTGAATAACCATTTGAGCAAGTTGCAAAGTCATATCTTTAAACACATTTAAAACTGCATCTCCAAGACTTTCTCCTTCTACCATTGCTTGAAATATATTACCAACTCCTTGTGCAATAAAATTAGCAGTTGTTTCAGCCTCATTTAATAAGTAATTAAACTTCTTTTGCTCACTTGCAGCCTTGTTTATTGCATCTGCTTCTATAAGTGCTTGTGAAGGACCACCACCCATATATGTTTGCGGTGCTGCTGGTGCAACTTTTCTTTCACGTTTATCTAGTGGTAAAAATGTTCCAACTTGTTCAGGAGTTAATTTTCTTAAAGCTAATAAAGCCCCAAATGCTTCAGTTTGTTTCTTTAATGCACTTGTTGATAAATTAGTAGTATCATTAAATTTAATTTGGTCGC